ATTCTTTTCTCGTTGTAATGCCTTGTGCTTCTGCATTCATTAGCCTATTGATTTGCTCTGCATTTTTATAATTACTGTATTTTATTTTTGTATCAGACAATCTATCTTGTATCTGACTTAAATCAAATACTATTTCATCATGTACTAATTCTTCTTTGAGATTTTCGTCTCTATATCGTTGTAGTGTTGTTTGTAATTCTTCTATACATTCTTCGATAGTATTACCTGTCATACTTGTATCTGCAGGTAATGTAAAGTATTTGTCAGTCCACGACTCATCATCTCCGATAGTTACTAGTACATCGTATGTACTACCAGCGGAATCAATGGATACATCTATTGTAGCAATTTCACATTTGTAAATGTATGGTCCTGCTATCTGTGTTTCGATTTCGCCACCACCTTCTAAATCATCTAAATCTTCTCTATAACCTTTAAAATCTATTCTGAGGAATAAGGGCACTGGGGCAAACATTCCTGCTTCTATACCAAGGTGAAGTTTAGCGGCTTGTATTTGATCTAATAGATCGGCGGCTCCGGGTTGGATTAGTGTAAAGTTAGCAGATGTTGCAAATGCACCCGAAGGACCTTTTTTAATGTCTATAGATAAATTATCTATTTGTATGCCAGTAACACTTGATTGTGCAATAATAACAGTTTCACTTGGCTCGGCTTCCTTGGCACCATTTAGATATCCCCCACCAGAAGATGTCTTGTCTTTTATCATGTACAACTTCATGGTGTATGAAGTGTTATTATATGCATCAAGGATATTCCCTTGAACACTGCCTAAATATCTATCTTCTACTGGTACACTTGTTTCTGGCATTATGCTAATACTCTATCAATAGTTTCTCTAGGTGGTATGTAAATATTCTTACCTGACGTAAAATCCGCTAGCGGATCTAGTATTTGATCTGGATTACGCAGAGCAAATACCCACCATAGTTGTGTAGTACCATATAAGTCGTGTGCTAATAGGTCAGGTCTATTTTCATACTTAGATTCTATTGAATAAAGTCTGTCGCTTGTGCCTTTAGGAATTTTAGGCAATCTATTCACATCAAGATAAAAATCTCTGATTTGTGCATTTTTCAAAAAACTATTTTTATTATGAAAGGCCGCCATTAAATAAATCCTTGGTTATATTGCTTACCGCTTGTAAAAGCATTAAGATCAAATCTTTTTCTTGTTTTCTTATATGTGTACTGTGGTGCTAATTCAATCATTATACTGGTTTCTGAAGGCATGTATGTAGTAGTGCCTTTAAATTTAACAGGAACATAATCTACGTCAGGTGGTAATTGGAAGTTGTAGTTTCTAATAATTACTGGCACTTTATTAAATCCAAACTCTCCTAAATATTCAAATAACAATACTGGAGGAGGTGTACCATAGTACCCAGAAGTTACTGCACTGTCACCATAATATGCCTTAGTCACAGTTCTCAAAAAATGGAACAATGCTAACATGTATTGGCCCTCTTCTATAGTTTGTGCTGTGAATGTGCCTGTAATTGGCAAGGTTGGTGGCCTTGAGCTAATGTATGTATAGAAAGGATAGTTAGATCCATGTTGTTGTGCTTCATTGTAATCTACTGACCCTTGTAAAAAGATGTCAGGTGTATATGGAAATATAATTCCGCCTTTATCTTGCAATGGTTTTAGTATACTATCTTGTACTTCGTTGCCGTCACTATCAACTAAACCGTATGCCCATCTTTCTCCGCCTCTTTTTGGTCGTATTCTTGCTCGCCAATCAACATCCTTGAATGTTTTTGTCTCGGTTCGTTTTACCAAATCGTCAAATTGTTGACTTGGGACTACGGTACTAGTTGTAAATTTGGTCTCTTCTGCCATAACTATCTCCTGCACAATATTTATCACGATAAATAAAAACGAGTTTTAATTCTTAAAATAAAAATTGACTTTAACTTAAAAATGTACTATAATTGCATATTGAGTAAAGGAGAGTTCATGGCACAGGCTAAAAAAACAAATTATTTAAATAACAAAGATCTTCTAAAAGAAATACACAAAAGTAAAATGACTTATTGTTATGTTCAAGACGAAAGATTTTTGAATCCAGATATTATTGTGGATAGTGTTAAAAAAATAAACAAATCTGCAATAAAACAAGCACAATTAAATCGTGTTGCAAAATTACAATCAGAGGCATACCAAACTGCTATTGCGGAAGGCAACTGGGATAAAAAACCCAAGCAAAAAGATTTTGCTGTTGATCCAAATTCTATTGCGGTAGACGATCTAGTGTTCAGGGTAATGACTTATGAGCATATACCAGAGGAACCTGGTAGGAAAAAGACAACAAAAACCGTTGCAGATACAAAAGCAAAAGTAAATTTTCCGCCATTCAAACATTATATTTTAGACAGCAACGGCATCAACCCACGTGAGGTTGCAAGAAGCCACTGGGAAGGTAGTTTAAGTAATGGTCAATTTAATACGGAACACGGTCAAATAACCAATGAATTGGGAAGAATGTTTATGAAACTTGTTGAGCGTTATAGTCAAAGAGGTAACTGGCGTGGATATACATACGTTGATGAAATGCGTGGACAAGCATTAGTACAATTAGCTCAAGTTGGTTTACAATTCAATGAGGCAAAATCAGATAATCCTTTTGCATACTATACTGCTACAGTAAACAATAGTTTTACAAGAGTTTTAAATTTAGAAAAACGCAATCAATCAATTCGGGACGACATTCTTATAGAAAGCGGTCATTTACCAAGTTATGGTCGACAAATACAGTATGAAAACGAAATGCGAGAATTGCGTGAAGCGGCTGAAACAGAACTAGAATCTAGCGAGTAATATACATGGCTAACCTTTTTAAAAGGGCCGCATGTTTTACTGACATTCATTACGGTCTTAAACAAAACAGTAGGCAACATTTGAAAGATTGTCACGATTTCATCGATTGGTTTATTGCGGAATCGCATGCCAGGGGTGCAGAAACGTGCTTCTTTTTAGGTGACTGGCATCATCATAGAGCTAGTGTGAATGTTGCTACTATGAATGCCACCATTAAAGATCTTAAAAAATTAAACGACAATTTTGAAAAAGTGTATTTTATTACTGGTAATCATGATTTATACTACAGAGAAAAACGTGATCTAAACAGTGTAGAGTTTGCTAGAGATCTTGAAAATTTTGTAATGATAGATGAATGGTTTTGTGAAGATGGTGTTGCTATTATCCCATGGCTAGTAGGTGACGAACATAAAAAACTAAACAAGTTAGATTGCAAATACATGTTTGGTCATTTTGAGTTACCTTATTTTAAAATGAATGCAATGGTAGAAATGCCAGATCATGGTGGTGTAAAAGCAAGTGATTTAACTAATCCAGAATATGTGTTTAGTGGTCACTTTCACAAACGCCAATATAAAGGCAACATACATTATATTGGCAATGCTTTCCCACACAACTATGCAGATGCTGGCGATAATGAACGTGGTGCTATGTTCCTGGAATGGGGTGGCGAACCTCAATATGTGAACTGGGAAGAATGTCCAAAATTTATAATGACTGGCCTTAAATCGTTGCTAGATAATCCAGATGTTCTAGATGCAAAAACACATGCTCGAGTAAAACTTGATATTGGTATCAGTTATGAAGAAGCAAACTTTATCAGAGAAACGTTTGCAGAAAAATATAATGTTAGAGAAATACAACTTATTCCTGTTAAAGAGGAAGAAGAAATATATGAGGGTACAGAAATAAAGTTTGAAAGTGTTGATCAAATTGTGATACAACAATTAGAAACCATAGAAAGTAATACTGTTGAAACTAATAAACTAATTGAAATTTATCGAGAGTTAGAAGTATAATGCTGACTATTAAAAATGTAAGTGCAAAAAACTTTATGAGTATAGGTAATAATACTCAAGCAGTAAACTTTAATACTGAATCTTTAACATTAGTATTGGGGCATAATTTAGATCTTGGAGGTGATGGTAGTAGAAACGGTACAGGTAAAACTACAATTATCAACGCACTAAGTTATGCACTATACGGTGATGCTTTAACAAACATTCGCAAAGACAATCTCATAAACAAAACAAATGGTAAAGGCATGATTGTTTCTGTAGATTTTGAGATCAATGGAATTGAGTATCGTATTGAACGTGGAAGACGACCAAATGTTTTGAGATTTTTTATAAACGGTGCTGAAAATGCTGATGATGAACAACAAGGCGACAGCAGAGAAACACAAAAAGAAATAGAAAAAATAATTGGCTTCCCTCACAATATGTTCAAGCATTTAATTGCTCTAAATACATATACTGAACCTTTCCTTAGCATGAAAACAAACGATCAACGTGATATGATCGAGCAACTATTAGGTATTACTGAAATTAGTGCAAAAGCAGAAGTGCTTAAAGAAAAATTAAAAGAAACCAGAGATAGTATCAAAGAAGAAGAGTTGCGTATTAGTGCTGTTAAAAACAGTAACGAAAGAGTAGGTAAGAACATTGTTGAGATTGAAAATCGTAGCAAACTTTGGACTAAAAACAAACAAGATAAAATCACTGAGCTACAACAAAGTTTAGATGTTTTACAACAAACTGACATTGATCAAGAATTAAAAAATCACAAAATTATTACAGAAGTAAACGAAAAATATTTAACAATAAAAGGCTTACAAAGTGAGCAAACTAATTTGCAAAGTAGTTTACTAAGAAGCGATAACAACTTAGAAACATTACAACTTAATATACAAAAAGCACAAGAAGGTGTTTGCCCTACTTGCGAACAAAGTACTGCACACCTAGACACACACGAAGCCTACACACAGGACTTGCAAGATAAACTAAAAGTAGAAGAAGAATATAACAGTGAACTAAATAGTAAAGTAAAAACAATTCAGTCAAAGATTGATGACTTTGGTGAGTTGCCGGAAACACCAATTACTTTTTATAATAATTTAGAAGATGCATTACAGCACAGGCATAATGTTGAAACGTTACAATCTCAAATAGAAGAAAAAACAAACGAAGTAAATCCATATATTGAACAAATTGATAGTCTAAAAAAGACTGCATTGGAAGAGATAGATTACGAACTTATAAATGATTTAACCTTTTTAAAAGAACATCAAGAATTTTTACATAAGTTGCTTACCAGCAAAGACAGTTTTATTCGTAAAAAGATTATAGATCAGAATTTACAATATTTAAACTATAGGTTAAATCATTACTTAGACAAGTTAGGATTACCACATGATGTTAAATTTAACAGTGACTTGTCAGTAGATATTACAGAATACGGTAGAGATTTAGATTTTGATAACTTGAGCAGAGGTGAACGTAATAGACTTATACTCGGTATGAGTTGGGCATTCAGAGACATTTATGAAAGTTTAAATCAACCAATGAATTTGATGTGTATAGACGAACTGGTAGACAGTGGCATGGATACCACTGGTGTTGAAAATGCATTGGCAGTTCTTAAGAAGATGGGTCGAGAGTCCAAGAAAAATGTGTTCCTTATTTCGCACAAAGAAGAGTTACAAGGTAGAGTAAACAATGTACTATATGTTGTCAAGGAGGGAGGATTTACTTCATATTCGAATGATATTGAAATCCTTGACTCGGAGAATGGATGAGTGCTGATTGGACATATAAAGGTAAAAAAATAGATGTTATACCCGAAGAATACGAAGGTTTTGTGTACCTTATCACTAATAAGACTAATGGCAAAAAATATATCGGTAAAAAACTTGCTAGGTTCAAAACAACCAAACCACCCTTAAAAGGCAAAAAGAACAAACGTCGAGGTACCAAAGAAAGCGACTGGCGTACATATTGGGGTAGTAGTGATCATTTGATTGAGGATGTAGCAAATTTAGGTGAGAATAACTTTACCAGAGAAATATTAGAGTTATGTACGACTAGGGGTGTAATGAGCTACATAGAAGCAGAATTACAATTCAAACACAAAGTATTACTATCTGATGATTATTACAATGGAATTATCAACTGTCGTATAGGTGGTTCAAAAATTCTTAAAGAAAGTTTGAAAGATAGATAACTATTTTTCGCAAGGCACTTCATAGACACCAAGTCAGACTAACACAGGCAACACATAGGCTCCACACCACCCCGCCGAGGCAGATAATATCGGTATCCTTGACAATCCGTTAAACACGGTGCGAGAATCTGGATTGTGGACGGCAAGATACAAAAACGACACAGTATTAAAAAGATGTAGGCTCTGAGAAAAAGCAACCTACGAGTCAGTGTAACTAAACTCTACAAGGTTATACAGACTTCCGTGAGATTCGTGACGGTAGTGTATGGGGACAGAAGGCTCACCGGTTCCTAGTAGCACCCGAGTTAGAGATGGCGATGCTCATCATGATGACATCATTTTTTTCACCCGGCAACGGGTGAATTATGGCTCAACTTTCATGATAACGTTTAGATCTAAAGATCTAAAAATTTCTTACAAGTGAATAAGTGAGTGAAACGAACGTATGAACGTAGTAAGAAAAGACACGAAGTGTCTATAATATGGTATCTAAGTATTCTACTGTGTCGTTGTAAGTTTTTCTAATGTTTAACGTAAACAGTTTGGTAAGTTGATTTATTTCTTTATGATCGCATCCATGTTTTTTAGTAACATCTAAAACTAAAATTTGTTGTGGGTGAATATATTTGTTGTGTGTGGGATCTTCATGAATAATGTAAACAGGAAAATTATTTAGGTTGAAAATTATATTGGATTTTCTAGTAAATGGATTTACCCAACCAGTTAAAAAATCTTGGTGTAATTGCACAATCTGATTAGGTCTGACATGTTCAAATCCTATACTGTGTTCTGGCAGTATTTCTATAGGGTTTAGAATTTCATTTACTTTATCAATACATGTTAAATCTTTGAGCATCAAGATATCCTGAGTCATGTCTGGAGTGTCATTACGATGCATAAAATATCCATGATCAGCCGGAGTAGTGTTTAATACTTCTTCCTCAAGGGATAATAATTCATCTACGTTGTATTTGAAATTATAAATTTTACTAAACATTAAAATGTATCCTTGCTTTTTCGTAATCAGTTTTTAAATTTATAGTCAAAAACTGATAATCGTAATCGTGTTTATTTTCTGACCCATGTAATTTTCTAGTGTTTAACAAAAACATATCGTTAGGCGATATAACTACATGTTCTGTAACATTGTTGTTGCTGTGAAATATCACAGCATCATTGTCTCCGACATTTACTAGCAAGTTAGATTTTCGTATATGATCTATGTGGGGATCTAACTTGCTGTTAGCAGGTATTGTTTCTGCACCAATTAAATGGTCATCGTGCAGATTAAATTGTTCCATGAATTGTGTTGTAATCCAGTCGAAATGCTTGATTTGACCTATAGGAAAAACACACTGCACAATGTTATTATACTCAAATTCCCAACGTCCAAAGCCTTGTGTTTCCTGTAACTTAGTGTAAATTTGCTTGTACATTTGCACATATTTATGGTATTTTTTGTGAAAAAAAGGTTGACTTTGGCCAGTTTTTGTGGCATAATATACTCATGGCTAACAAAACACAGGTTGACAATATGAACATTGCCAAATCGTATGTACGCATAGATCATTACGGCAAATTGCTTATTCCTACAAATATGTTGGAAAAACTGCTGGAACATGCATTTGTAGCAGATACTGATTATGTTGATGGTAAAGATGTTCTTTCAAAACTCGAACGAATTGACCGTGTTAAAGTTCACAGTGCTGATGAAGTAAAAGGAATTTTAATGCATCAAGAACTAGGTGGTAACAGTGATTGAGATATTACAAGAAGTAACTGATTGGGGCGACTACCCAGTTAAAAATGGAATTTATCATGTCAACAGTGCTGGACAACTTGTTCAGCACAATGACGTTGTATTTAAAAACCCGATTAAGCAATTCAGCAAGTCTTACAGGAAGTTTGTTAAAATAGGCGAACGCCCTGAAGAGTTTAGCAAAAATGTTATTGTAGTCAATGGTTCAAAAGGCAATACTTACACAATTGAAGATGGTAAGTGTAGTTGCCCTGGTTTTACTTTTAGGGGAGATTGTAAGCATGTTAAAGAACATTGTTAGTTTATTTTTAGTATTGTCTGTGATTGGCTGTGCAAGTGGCGGGGGTTCAGCAGGTATTGCAACAACCACGGTTGCACCTCCTCCTACCACAACCACTACCAATACTGACAAACGATATCAATTTGATGCATTTTCAGATCAGTACACTGAAGCAACCAGCAAACTAGGATATAACAAAGTCACCTATCAAGTAGGCGAGTTTAATAATACTCAGTGGGTAAATGGCAAATACACTGTGGAAGATTTTTCATTTTTGCAGGTTGTTATAGACGGCAGTCACGGTGGTAAAGATCAAAATGATCCAAACAGTGACGAGTATTCAGAACCAGGTAATTGGATGACCAATGCATCTGTGGTTATAGAAAATGATATCAATCAAGACGGCCACAGCGATTTTGTGATTTACATGCAGACGTTTGGTGATAGAAATACATTACCGGGTATGCGAATGTTACAATTTGTAAATGACGGGGAAGGACATTTCAAATTAGACTGTAGTGTGTTTGAAAACAATGTGTGTCCTATTGTGTTTGGGGAAGGTTCTGTAATGAATAATCTTGGTTGGTGGCACAACGAAGAAGCACCTGTACAAGAATACAATATGGGCATAGCACATCAATACGACTTGAACGGCGATGGCAACAAAGACATTTTTAATGTTAGTCAGTTGTGGCTTACTGATAGTGGAAAGTTTGTTGACTCCCATACCAATCTACCTGATTTTATGTTTGAAAACTTAAATCCTGATGGTGTTGACGTAGGTATTTTTGTGCATGATCATGCAGTCGGTGATCTCAATGGTGACGGATTTAATGATATTTTTATGCCTAATACCACACCAGTGTATTCACAAAATAATGGCTACATGTTTTTTATGCTAAACGACGGCAAAGGAAACTTTAAGAACACCAGTTTTAAAGTTGGTCATGCCGGCCATTTTGCAACGTCTACTACTATTGGAGATTTTGACAATGACGGATACGGTGATATTGTTTTGGGTTGGAGTAACAATGCATACAAGAATTTAGGTGGCAACAGTGTTGGTGGAATTTACTGGGGTAATAGTGACTCTGATTATACCAAAGACTACACAGCACTGCCTGCAGGGTATTACGACCAGAACATAGCATTTGATGTACAGTCTATGGATTTTAATAACGATGGATTGTTAGACTTAGTTTTTGCAAACACTAATGCTGATCCTTACTATCAAGGACATGTATTACAACTAATAGAAAATCTTGGTAATAGACAGTTTAGCCACTTCAAGTTTTTTGACGAAGGTGCAGAAACTAGTAACCTTGGAGTTGGGCATATTTATATACTAGACTTTGATCATGATGGCAACAATGATATTTTTGTAGGCCCTTACACTGATGCATATGTTTTAAAAAATAACGGTGATGGCACATTTGTAAAATACAATCAATTTGCTGTACCCGAAAATAATCCAGATATGTCATTGCTGTTTCCAGTAGAAGTAGATGGCAAGTACGAATACGATTTTATTGGAATGGATATTTTGTCCATGAGTGAAACACAAACTGTTACAAACTTTTTTATCAGTTTAGATCCCCCGGCACAATTACAAGAAATGCATGATGAATTGTTTGACAAATCTATAAATCATGTTCAATCAATATTTGAAAACAAGACTATGTTTCATAACATTAAAAACACTTCGCTGTCAGATAGTGTATTTTTTGTAAACAATGAACAAAATAATATTGCAGGGTACTCTCATAACTTTGAAAACTTTGGTATTACTTTTGGACAAACAGATGATGGCGGCTTGTTATATTTAGACAGACAGCATGACGGATATCATTATGGTATTGGTTATTTTAACAACAGTGTAGACTCATTGAATGTTGGTAAATGGTATGGTACTGGTACAGCAACAATTGATTTTGAGACTATAAATGCATTTGCTGAAACATTTATACCTTTAAACTCAAATATTTTTATAACATCGGGTGTTGCATTGTTTAACACAAAAGTGAAAGGCTTTACTGAACAAAATAGTCAATACAATATTTCTGTACAAGATTTTACAATGAACGATTTAGAATTGTACACTGATATTACAGGATACAAAAGTACTAAATTTGGAACCACAATGTTAAGTCTAGGACTTAGTTCATATTACAGTTTGGGCAACACTGACATTGTGTGGGACGGTGGTTTAGTTTCTAAGTTTAAAGAATCTGAGCAAGTTGCTAGAGCAACTCTTACACATACATACAATATTTTTTATGCTAAGGCAACGTTCAGCTCGTTTGATAGTGACACGTTTGAAATAGGATTTAATTTAAGTTTTTAATTACATCCAGTCGCCGCTTTTATCACCACTCTTTGCTTTATTATATCTGTTTAAGGTATTGATTAAAAGCTCTCTTTCCACAGGACTAAGGTGCCAAGCCTCTGTATAGGTAACGGCACCTTCACTGTATATAGCCAACTCTGCTACTTGTTTTAGAATCTGTTTTTGATCTTTATCGAGTTTACCTAAGTAACCAGTAATTTCTTCTGGTTCGGCTGACCCTAGGAACCCGTGAAAAAATTTACAGGATCAAAGTTGATAGGTGCTGTAAATACTTGATCACAAGTTTCACTACTGCACTCTATTTGCACTTCTTGTTTAACTCCTTTAGAGTTGACAGAATTTACAAAGGTCTCAATTTCTTTTCCTGTTTTGCTGTCTGTGTTTTCTAAAAATTCTCTAATAGTGGGTTTGTCTTTGACGACCATTGGTTGACCGTCTTCGCCATCAAATGTTACTGATGATATACACTCAATAAGTAATTCAAAGTTCAAGTCTGCTAAAGTTACAAAACTGGTGTTGAATGCTTTAAGACGTTCCATATCATCTTTCATTTCTGAAATGCTTTGCATACTTCTTGTACTTTGAAAACTTGCTATTCCTGCTTTAATAGTATTTTGGTATGTAAAAGGTAATGCTTTTATAACAAGACCGTTAGCAAGGGTTTTTTCATATTCTTTATCTAATTCTTCCATGCTCATCAAAGATGATTCTACACTGATTACAACGTCTGTTACATTTTCGCATGCAGGACATGTTGCACTAACATCTACTTCATCGCCACCACTTGCTCCTCTGATAGCAATCAAAAGTGCATCAACGTCTGCACTGTATAATTGTTTAGGGTGCTTGATTTGTGGTACACATGATTTTATCAATGCTGACACTGCTTCGCCGTTTAATAGTGCATCAGGATTTTTTAGCAATAATTCATCCTTTGTGGTCATAGGATAAATTGCTAATTCTTCGCCTACAGCATCTTGATCCATGACATTTTCGTCGTAAAACTTGCCGCCACTTGGAATTTTTGTATAAAGTTTGGGCGATCTAAAATACGCACTCAATGGATTCTGGTTATTTTTGCTCATTAAAACTCCTGTTTATAATTTATGATAAATATAACTTAACAACTCGTTAAAGTTATTTTTTTAACATGTTACTTATTTATCTGAGTTAAAACTAGTTATAAAGGATTTTTTGAACATAAATGATTGAATTCCAGATAGACGGCCAAAACTATAGGTTCCCTGAATGGGCAACAGAGTCTACACAAGTGCAACTTCGTGATCTTATGGCTGAACTGGCTAAAAGGAATGGTGTCGGTAATAATGCATTAAACAGAATTCTAAAAGCACAAGAAGAAGCGTTAGACGAATTAAAAGATCAAGCAAAAGGCGACAAGAAATCCGAAGACGACAAGAAAAAAGCAGATGACAAACTGATTAAAAAACTTGACGAAATGGTAGAAGGCTTAGACGAAGTCAGAGATGCTACACAAGAAATCAAAGTAGAAGTACCAAAATCATTTAGAGACCAAATTGCAGACACATTAGAACGTGATGGCGAGTATCTAGGGGGTGCCTTGTTGGGTGCCGCAGGCACAGTTGTTAAGTTTGGTGGTGTAATAGGTGGTACACTTTTAACTGGTGCCGGATTTGTTGGCAACAAGTTGATGGAAGCCGGCTCTACTGTAAATGAATTAGTTCAAAGTGGTATAGGTTTTAACACAACATTCTCTGAAATGGGCATGGGTGTTGTTGAAGCCACAGGACACCTAGGGGCATTAGGTTTAGGATTTGGTGAAGCGGCTGAATTGATGAAACGCAGTTCAGCAGTAATTGCAACACAAGGATTTAAACGTTTTGAGCAAACCATGCAATTTGCCGCTGATACTTCAGAAGAACTTGGTATGAGTTTTGATGAGAGCATGAACACATTTGGTGAGGCATTGACTAGACGCCAACGTATGTTAAATATTGGCAGTTTAGATCAAGGTAGATTAAATGCACAGATTGCCAAAACAACCAAGGTACAAACAGCATACGCCACAGCATTGGGTGTTAGCACAGAAACGTTACAAGCATTTGTTGACGGGTTATTAAACAACAATGGATTACTAACATCTTCTATTTTGAGATTCAGCAACACAGTTAGAGCAGACTTAGTTGCCGGCATAGAAGTTTTTGCTAGTGGCTTAGCCGCAATGGGCGGCAAATCGGGTGAAGACATTGCCGCGGCATTTTTAGAAGCCGGTTCAGCAGGCGCAATAGGACTTAGCGATGCGGCAGTAGGATTAGTTACAGCATTGCCTAATTTGGCTGGACCAATGAACCAGTTTATCAAAGGCATTCAAAGCGGCACAATGAATCAAGACGAAGCCAATGATATGGTTCAAGGCCTGTCAAAAAACTTAGGAAATCTCAGTAACACTGAAAAAGAAAGAATTAGATTACTAGCAAGAACAGGCGACCAATCTGCACAGATGTTAGCAAATGCTATTGCACAATTTGAGCAATCAGAATCAAAAATCAAAGAAATAAACAAAGCATTAGGCACAGGCTTTGACATGGACATGGTACAAAAAGGCAGAAACGAATTTGCAAAAACCATGGCACAAATAAGCGGCGGTGCCGAAAATGCATTCTTTAGTTTGTTTGCAGACCCAGAAATTACCAAAGCACTCACAGATGGATTTAAAGAAATATTGGGTGTGTTTGGTATGGGGGTTGACGACACAGGCAAAGTTGCTCAAGATATGGGTAAAACTGTTAAAAAGTTTGTGCCTATAGTTAAAAATTTAGTAACAGGTGCAGTAACATTAGTTAAAGATTTATTAGAATATTTTAAAGGCTTCATGGGAGACGACGGATTTGACTTCTCGGGTCTCATTGGCGATTTAATAGGCAAAGCATTAGGCGCCGCAGTCAAAGGACTGCTCTTTGCAATTCCTAGTTTTGCTCTTGCACTATTTGGTCTTGCAGTTGCAAAAACAGCAGTAACAAACTTTTTAATGCCACAAATACAATCTTTTACTAGTGCGTTGTTCAGTAAAGGTTCAGAGCTTGCTAAAAAAGTAGGTGAAACTGCACTTGGATTCGCCAAGAGCATGTTTGACAGCAAAGGCGGAAAAGCCACACAAGCATTTATGGGCAAAGCCGCAGGATTTATCAAAGACAAAGCAGGCGGCATATCCGAAAAAATACAAAGCAGTCCTATAGGGCAAAAAGTTGCAGACAAATTAGGCAGTTTTCAAAAAGACGGTGCCAAGATGACCGAAAAACTTCAAGGGTCTATGACCAAAGGAGGTTCATCTGGAGGATTCTTAAAAAGTATTGCAGATGGTGTTGCCAAGTTTGGCGATACCAAAGTTGTTAAAGGTGCCGCCAGTTTAACATTATTGGCAGGTGCAGTTACACTCACAGCAATAGGACTTAAAAAGTTTAACGATGTAGACTTTATGTCTGTAGTTAAAGGCACTGTTGCAATGGCAGGCTTGGCCACTATGGCACAATTCTTAGGCAAAGGTTCAACAGCAATGGTCAAAGGTGCCGCGGCAATATTATTGTTAGGCACAGCAGTAGTACCAATGGCATTTGGTTTAAGCCTAATGAAAGATGTTGGCCTAGATACCATAGGTATTATGGCAGCCGGATTAGTAACATTAGGTATTGCGGCTGCCGGATTAGGTTTAGCATTACCATTTATACTGTCAGGCGCCGCCGCTATAGGTGCGTTAGGATTAGCCCTCATACCGTTTGGAATAGCACTTAATTTAGTTTCTTTAGCATTACCAACATTTACTGAAAGCATGGATGCTATGTCAAAGATAGATGGTGGTGGTTTATTAAATGCGGCAGGTGGTATGTTAGCAATCGGTGGCGCAATGGCACTGATGGCTCCGCTATTACCGTTTATGTTGATAGGCACTTTAGCGGCACCAGCCATTATTGCAATGGCATCAGCATTAAAATCGTTCAATGATGTTGACATGTTTAATCTCTTGTTAGCAGGAGAAGCCATGAAGTCTATCGGCTCGGGCATGTCTACTTTAAGTGGCGGCTCGTTGATGAGCAGTCTCAAAGACGGTATAGGGTCACTGTTTGGAGCAGACAGCCCAATAGACAAAATCAAGAAATTTGCAGATGGATTAAGTGAAATAGATGTTCATCCGCTTTTAGATGTTTCATACGGATTAGAAAGCATAGTTGACAGCAGTCAACGATTACCTCAAGCCGCCGCCGGAATGCTGATGCTTGCAGAACTTTCTAAGCCATTTGTAGACGGTATGTCTCGATTAAGCAGATCACTAGATAAAATGGGGCAAGATCCATTTGAGAAGTTTTCAACACTAGAACAACATGCAGAATCAATGAACATATTCAGAGGAAGTATCGACGGTGTTGTAACAGGTATTGGCAATATTCAAAGTTCACTTGACACCATAGATGGTGATTACATATCTGATCAATTCTATGTAATAGGTGACGGCATTGAGTACATGAATGAACAGCTCAGTAACATAAAGATGGGCGACATGTTAAAACTTGGCGCAATGAAACTGTTTGGACCTAGCAAAGAAGAAAAACAAGCCGAAGAGGAAAAAGAAGCAATTAAAAACGTAGCCTATGAGAAATTACACGGAGGTTTCGATAACAAGCCCGGTCTATATGACTTAATGAACAAATTCACAATGACAGAAGGCAAGTCAGCGTGGAAAGCCGGAACTGAAGCAGAAACTCAAATGGCAACACACCTGTCGTCTCTTGGTGCCGCAGGCATTGATGTAGACACAGAAGCGTTAAGAGGGGACAAAGGCGGCGCCGCCTTGGCCAAAGAAATGACTAACATCACAAACCAATTGCAAAAGCAAATTGATTTGTACACTATGGCATTTGAGACAGGTAAAGCATCACCTGCACTTATTGGAGAACAAAAATCTAATGCAGATATCAAATTACCAGTACCATTACCAGCACAAGCACAGGTTCGTGGTTCAAATGCCACAGTTGATCCTGCAAGCATTCCGGTTATTGGTGCAAGACCCGAAGACCAAAACCAACAACAACAACCTCAACCTACAACGCCAACAACAGCAGAAAATCAAAAAGAAACACAAGACGGCACTGTTATGATGAGTCAACAAGAAATGTTAGCAGAACTAATTAGACTGCAAGCAGAAAATAACAGATTAGTCAAAAAACAAATCAAAGCAACAGGTGAATTAGACCTTTAATCACAATTTTTTCCATATTTTCTAAAAAGTGATAAATATACACAAATAAAGGAAATATATGGCAACTTGGCGAAAATATTTTAATAGTACTAACAGCGGTCTTCCTGTAAATGTTACAGGTGAAGGCGTTGATGGCTATAGTACTGCTCATACCCGTTATAGCAGTTGGTTACCTGAAGTTTATGCAGGAAGTCCTAACAGACTTATGCGTTATATTCAGTACGATCAAATGGATAATGACTTAGAAATAAATGCTGGATTAGACATTATTGCAGAATTTAGTTCTCAAGATGACGAATACACAGAATTACCATTTGTGTTAAAATTTACTGAAGACCCTAGCGAAACTGAAATGAAGATTCTCAGCAAATCATTAGATCAGTGGAACAAATTAAATGACTTAAGAAGACGTGCATTTAAAATAGTTCGTAGCACAATCAAATACGGCGATCAGTTTTTTATTAGAGATCCAGAAACATACAAATTATTTTGGGTGGATCCAGCCAACATAGAAAAAGTTGTTGTAAACGAAAGCGAAGGCAAAAAAATTGAAACATATTTTATCAAAAATCTTGATGCTAACTTTGAGCAATTAGCGGCCACAAGTGTATCGCCTATACATGCTAGACCTTATGGAAGTGGTCAAGGCCTCACAGGAATGTATTCATCGGTTGGATCAACAGTAGGAAATTACCAAACTCAAACAGGCGACTCGGGTGCTACCTATGGAACACCTGTAGATGCACAACATGTAGTGCATATCAGTTTAACCGAAGGCATGGATCACAACTGGCCTTTTGGTGTTAGTGTATTAGAACCAGTATTTAAAGTTTTCAAGCAGAAGGAACTGCTTGAAGACTCCATTATTATTTACAGAGTGCATAGAGCACCTGAAAGACGTGTGTTCTTTATTGATGTTGGTAACATGCCACCCCATAAAGCACAACAATACTTAGAACGTGTTAAGTATGAAGTACAGCAAAAACGTGTTCCTAACAAAAACAAGGACGGTGGTAATGTAGCAGATGCCGCATACAATCCAATGAGTATGCTTGAAGACTACTTCTTTGCACAAACAGCAGATGGTAGAGGTTCAAAAGTAGACACACTACCAGGCGGTGAAAATTTAGGTCAAATTGACGACTTAAAATATTTCAACAACAAATTGATTAGAGGACTTAGAGTACCTAGTTCTTATCTACCTACTGGACCAGATGATGGTACAGCACAATTCAACGATGGTAAAGTGGGTGTAGCATATATTCAAGAGCACCAATTTGCAAAATATTGTGAAAGGTTACAAAAGCAGATTATCAGAAACTTAGATAGAGAATTTAAAATGTTTTTGAATTACAAAGGCATTGAAATTGATAACAGCACTTTTAACTTGGAATTTACTAAACCACAAAACTTTAGTTCTTACAGAGAATTGGATTTAGACACACAACGAGCACAACTGTTTACCAGTTTAGAAGCAGTACCATATCTTTCACAACAGTTTAAACTGAAAAAATATTTAGGCTTGACTGAGGAAGAAATGAATGACAATGAACACTATTGGAAAATGGAAAATCAATACACAAGTGATAATTCTCAGCAAGTAGGTTTGAGAAACGTAGGTGTTAGACCAGGTCCTAGTGCAGATTTAGATTTAGATGCACCAGTTGAAGATCTTCCTATGCCCGAAGATGACATACAAACACCCGACGTTGATGTAATGGGCGCCGGTAACCCAGAGATTGGCGGACAGACGCCAGGCGGAGTATAAAATGAGATTAGACGAGTTTTACAATCCAGAAAAAGATAGGCAGGCTTCTCGTAGCATTGATGATGTAAGAAAAACCAAACTTACATTAGAAACTTTGAACAAATTAAGAAAGTACAGAGAAATTAAAAAATCAGAGGCTATTGAACAGAAGAAGTTTGCATCTTTGATGTATGCAAAACAAGCACAGGCAGATACCGGCGGTTTCTAATGCTGTTAGCAGTATGCGGTTGCAGTTGGAGTTGCCGCGATCCCAAACACCCTAATATTGAATTCGGTCAGCACCTAGCAGATGAGTTAGGTTATGAGTATGTGAATCTAGCAAAACCAGGTTGTAGTAATTTTGGTATTGCATTACAAATAGAATATGCTCTTGCAGAACTTGACCCGGATCTACTTATTATAAATGCTACAACAGTTACTCGCGGAGAGTTTAAACTTAACAATAACAAACGTTATGTCCCACAAAATCATTATCATAATGTAGATTACGACCACAAATTAGTAGAAAAATTCACAGATCAAGATGCCCCCGGATACGGTAAAAATTATGATCCTACAATACTGATAGATAGTTTTGGAAGTATACTTAATGATCGTTTAGATGCTGATTTTGAGCAGTTATATCTATTGCCTAGGTATGCAAAAGCCTTTGATAAAAGCAGTTATGATGCGTTTAGAAAGTGGTTTTTATACCTTTTTGATGCAGATTTAGAAAGACATAAACAACAAATGATACTACAGTATGCCTTATTAAAATTGCAATTAAAGGGCAAAAAATTTATTTTTTCTCCAAATACTTTTGATTGGGCCGAAGGTTTTGACCTTAAAAGTCCGTTAGTTTATGCTGATCCGCCTACTGTTTGGGACATAGACGAAAAGTATTTTATGCTTAAAGGTATATCAGAATATTTAGAAGTATGCGACAAAATTTACGGTAGTTGGGAAAATAGCCCAGGAGTCGATTACGACCATCATTTGCCAGAAGAAGCCCATATAGAATATAAAAACAATTTACTGATTAAGTTAAATGCACTTTTATATGACTAATAATTGTTGCTAAATATTTCTGTATTATTATAATTATACACAAAAACATATCATCGATAGACAAATACAGGCAAAAAATGACTGTTTTTTGCCTATTTGCGTCTTAAAAACACCACATTTTATAAGTACTACTACATTAAATTGTATCTGTGCGAATGCACAGGTTGAATTATATTATTCAATATAGGAGCTCATAATGTCAGATCGCAGTAAATTAGAACAAGTTCTAGAACTTCTACTTGCGGAAGATAACGAGCGTGCCGAAGAGCTACTTCACGAATATGTCGTCGAAACTGCTCGAGCAGAGTACGAGCGTATCTTAGATGAAGATGAAGTAGTTAGTGAAGAATCTGAAGAAGAAGCAGTTGAAGAAGCAGAAGAATCAGAAGAAGAAGCAGTCGAAGAGGCTGAAGAATCTGAAGAAGAGGCTGTTGAAGAAGATGCTGTTGACGAAGTTGTAGATTTCGCAGACCCAGAGCAAGATTTTGTATCCGACGTAGAAGAAGCAGACGATGATATCGAAAGCGACGAAGTCGGTGAAGAAGAAGGCGAAGGCGAAGACGAAGATCTTGAAGACAAAGTTGATTCTTTAGAAGATGAACTTGAAGATTTAAGAGCTGAATTCGAAAAATTATTAGCAGACGAAGACGGTGATGACGGCGAAGAAGCAGAAATGGATGCAGACATGGACATGGAAATGGACATGGAACCTGAAATGGAAGAAGAATCAGTCGAATATGACCTAGACGAAGAAGTTGTTGAAGAAGAAGACGAAGATGTTGTTGAAGAAGCAACTAAATTGTCTGATAACGTTGCAGAGCCAAAAGGCGAAGTACACAACGATAAGTCACCTTTGTCAAGCAAGCCAAAACCAACTGTAGTTAGCGGCGCTGGTCAACCAGTTAAAGCAAACGACGGTAGCGAAGGCGTTAAAGGCGAATCAGCAAAAGACCACACACCATCAGATAATATCAAAGTAGAGCCTAAAACGGCTTAATGTGAGGTAAAAAACAGTGCGTAAGTTATATGAATACATGAGTCCAGAACAGAGTAGAATCGAGTTACTCGAATCTAACGACGGGAAAGACTTGTTCATGCAAGGATTATTCATTCAAGGTGATGTAAAAAACCAAAACGGTAGAGTATATCCCAAGGATGAAATTCAACGTGCTGTGGAAAATGTTACATCAAGATTATCAAAAGGTGAAACAGTAATGGGTGAGTTAGATCATCCAGAAGAACTTCAAATCAATCTAGACAGAGTGAGCCATATCATTACAGAAATGCAATGTGATGGCTCTAACGGTCTAGGGAAGTTGAAAATAATTGATACGCCAATGGGTAATATTGCAAAGGCTTTGTTAAAAGCAGGTGCAAAATTAGGTGTTAGCAGTAGAGGTAGCGGTAACGTAAATGAATCAGGTCGTGTGTCTGATTTTGATATTGTTACTGTAGATATTGTTGCACAGCCTAGTGCACCAGATGCGTATCCAAAGACTATTTACGAGTCTTTGTTTAATATGAAGGGCGGTAGCATTATACATGAGATCGCCAAAGACTATACACACGGTAACCCAAGTGCAGAAAAGCACTTAACTAAATCAATCGTTTCATTTATAAACGAGCTAAAATTGAGGTAGGAGACTACTATGGCAGTAAATTTTGAAGACCTGATCGAGTCAAACGATATAAACGAAGAAGTTCGTTCCAGTATCGTTGAGGCCTGGGAAAGTCGTCTTGCCGAAGCCCGTGAGGAACTTACAGCAGAATTAAGAGAAGAGTTTGCTCAAAGATATGAGCACGACAAAGGCTTAATTGTTGAAGCAGTTGACGGTTTTATCAAACAGCGAGTAGAAGCAGAAATTGCAGAACTTG